GTTTATAGCTTTGGGGGGCAGAATTGGGGGGCAGATCAGAGGCTAAGACTTGCGATCTGACGCTGCTCTTCACCTGCAACGTCGTGGATATAGCCGAGAGTGGTCTCCAGTTTGCTGTGACCTGCCCACTTCCTTACGTTGTTGATCGAGATGGCCGGGTTGTTTGCGGCCATTGTAATGAACGTGTGCCGCAGACTATGCAACGATCCCTCCTGAATGTCTGCTTTGTGAAGGACACGAGAGAACTGCTCGGTCCAGGTGTCATGGTGCTGGCGACGGAAAAAGAACTCCGAGCCATCATGCTCAAACAGAATCCTATCCCGTGCATCCTGCGCTCCAGGTGAGAGCGGAATAACTCTCCCTTTCTTGGATTTCACATGATGCCCTTTATTGGGATTATGGCTCACCCGTATCTGTTCAGGCTCCACGTTGGCCGTCAACTGATTACATACCTCGCGTCGGCGTAATCCTGTGCAGGCCATCAGCCTCCAGATTGCCGCATCGTTGGGGTCAGTCTTGTAGATCGCTTCCAGCTCATCATCACAGAAGTGATGTCGCTCTGTTTCTCCATCGTTTCGGAGATAGGCCAGATCAGCCACAGGAGAGAGCGTCACCAACCTCCACCGTTTGGTTGATTTTTTTGTCCCACCCTTCTGGGCTGCTCTGTGCATTGCTGCGGACAGGGTTTTGAAAAAGCCAGACAACGTGGAGCCTTTGTACTGCCGTCCCAATTCCATTTCCATATCGTGCCAAGCATCCTTCCACCTGTCCTCCTGACCCTCTGCTATTTTCAACTCACCAAAATATTTTTGGAGGATGCGGAAGTGATCGTTGGTTTTTGAAAAGGTCTGAGGAAACGTTAGCTGATACCACGCTAGATATTCCGGCGACCATTCTTTGAAGCGTGGCCCGGTTCCAATCTTAAAGTAGCGCGTAGTGCCTGGGCGTCGATAACCCTGCTTCTCTTCCTTCTCTTGCAGACTATGGTTGTCTGCTTCCAGTTGAGCCTCAACCTCGTTGCAGAAGATAGTCTTGTAGGTAATCTTCTTTCCTTTCACTCGGCCTCTGATTTTCCAGCCGCGTCCATGCTTTTCTTTCCAAGCCATTATTTTTCTCCCAGTTTAATCATCAGAAGTTCCAGCAGGGCAACAGGCATATTCCTAAAGCCGGGGCCGTCAGGGTTTTGCCGCCAATGCTGTACAGCAACAACAGAACAAGACAACAACTCACAAACCTGTTGGCTTGTGAGTCGGTGCTTGTCCATGATTTCTATGAGTTGATCGTTGGTGGTCATCTTATTGCGCCTTCTCCATCCACAGCGAATATCCTTCTTCAAACGGTAGATCATTCAGGATGATTGTGTCTTCCCCGTATCTTTTTAAAATCTTGGGGCGTAACTCACTCAATGCCACCGGCTTGATTTTTGACGAGAAGGCATAAATATCCCCATCTTTGCAATAGACAATCAGCCGTTTAATTGTTGACTTGAATTTTTTTCTGTTGAGAAAATCCTCTACCATGTCACCGACCATCACATCATCGGCCATGTCGCCCCATTCTTTTGTTGCAAGTTTTTTCTTGCCAGTTTTTACCTCTTGACCATCTTTGATTACGGTTTCATCAACCAACGTGTTTTTCAAAGACTCGTAAAAATCAGATTTAGCCTCTGCGGTGACCCAAGAATACTGATACTCGGCACCATAACCGCCATCATGCACAGACCCGATACGTTTGCCGTCACAATACAGCGTGGCGTTGAACCCGCCACCATCGGGAGAATCAAATGGCTTCACATTTTTGACTTCATACATGGCATTTCCCCTTGAAAAGTTTTAACCAACTTCATTGTTCCAATATAGTAATAGTACATTGTACAATGCAGGGAATCAACCCCCCCTATAACTCATTGATTCACATCAGAAATTTTGGGGGTTGGAGAGAGCGCCAAGCGCAGTTTTTGCACCCTAACTCTTTGATTTGACTCGGCTTTTCAAAGTGCCCGGAAAAAGCGGATCTATGATCTCATCCAGGTCACGCCGCCGATAAAGTTTCTTGCCCATAAACCGAGCAGTCGGTATGGCATACGTCCCACGCTGGCGATTGAAGTGAGCGAGGGAGACCCCGCAGTAATGCGCGGCCTCCCTCTCCGTCAAATACTCTTTCCCACTTAGATAGTATTCCTTGCGTGGCTTGCGCCTTTCTTCCGGCTCAACCAGTGATGGTTCCATTCTCATAGCTGCAGGCGATCCTAGCTTGTGAAGTTTCAAAAGGGGAAGTCATCATTCAGTGGCTGTTGCGGTTGCGGTTGTTGCGGTTGCTGTTCCGGTTCTTTCGGATAGCCCACCTCAAGACCGAGATATCTTGTCCCGTTTTTGCTGTTGTTTGTCCACGCAGCGATCTCAAGAAGTTCACCTTGCCACTTAAAACTTCCCTTCATAGAAGGGTGCTGTTTATCAGGTTCCTCTTTGTGTTTGTCGTTTGGCCAGAGAGATCCTTTAGTTTCTTTATGATCGTAGGGTTGTGCCATGTGTCAGTCCTTTTTGTTGGAGGATTTTTTCAGCCATTGATCGATATCAACGGCTATGTGTTTGACCTTGTTCAGGCCGAGACAACATTCTTTTAATGTCTTGGTGAATGGAAACTCTCTGACTTCCATCTCGTCACCTTCAATCTTTGGGAGACGGAAGAGGAATAGTCTCTTAACCTTTTGGTCGGGGAATGTTTTTTCTATCGCGCAGGCGTAGAGACCAAGCTGAAAGATGTATTCCCGCTTCAGCATTTTGGCAGTTTTGAAATCCCCTATGCACAGGTCATCACCCAACTTAAAGCGCAGGTCCATCGTCCCGGCAAAGTCATACTTACCCTCGTAGTAAATAACTTGTTCGGCGGCCAAAAACTCAGGCTCGTTGTCCTTGACCCACTGAACAAAAGGGCGGACAGCTTCCTTCACTATCTTATTTTTTGGGGTGGTGGGTTTTGACGCAAGCCGAATAGGTTTCTCGGCTCCCGGCGCTTTGGACTCCCCGATTAAGAACAAGGTGTACTGCTCCAGCCAGCTATGCGCTGCGTTGCCAATGTCGATTGCGTCCGATGACTTTCGGAAGGGCGCACCTTTGACTTGGCGCACAATCTTGGGCAGTTCCACCTCGTCAATCAGTGGCGCAATCAATTCATCGGCCACCTCTGAACACATCTTGGCAGCCCACGGTATGCGCCAACCATTCTCCCCGGTAAGTTCAGCAATGCCAGTAACACCGTGGAGCTGTCGGCCATCCAAGTAATACTTGTGGCGACTTCGATCAAACTCCAGGCTAATGTTGTTTGCTAGATTTATTGTCTGCATCAGTACCCCCAAAGTAGTTTTTGATGACGGTCTTCTCATCAACACCGCGCTCTTCAGCTACGGTCTTGATGGCTTGTTTCAGGCTCTCCTGCATCACCGCGTCGTGGATCTTGCCCATCATCTCCATGAGCGTTTCTTTGTTGAACAGCTCCACCATTGCGTCTCTGTGGGCTACATCAACGTCCTGGGCTAAGTTCTCCCAGAAGTCATCAGGATAGGTCTGCATAAAGTGCCTCGGTTTGGGTGATGAGGTCAGACATCTCTCGTTCTGTTAGGCCGGAGGATTCTCTTGGCCGGGAGTGTTCCTTGCCTGCAAAGATGAAACTTTCTTCCCCAAGAAATTCCGTCTTGACTGCGTGTTTAACTTCTTCAACGGAGTGGCCTGTTTCTTCGGCAATGGCGCGGAGTAGGGTGTGCCACTTGTCGTTCTGGGGGTTGGATCGGCGCGGTGGTTTGATGGTCACCTCGTGACGCTTACCACCAGCCTGAAAGATTCTTACGGCAGCCTGAACGTTCTCAATAATGTCCGCCAGAAACTGGGGTTCTGCGATTTCTCTATAGTTCAACTGAATTGCAGAGAACCTTTGCACCTTAATTTCTCCGCGTAGCGTAGTGTTTGCTCGGCATGCACTCGGCGCACAAAGTCCCGTTCAAACGTGGATGCTCTGCCGTCAGCAATGTCGTGGCACCGATGGCAGGCGGGACAGCCCCAGACTCCCTTTCTGGCGACACCTGCGCCAAGAGAGACCGCTCGATAGTGAGCAAAGACAACGGTGGCGGAGTCACATATCCCGCCCGGAAATCTGAGGTAGCAGGGCTCGTCCCTAACGTCCTGGATTCTTTTAAGGACTGCCTTTTTTTCTTGCGGCTCCTTAGGAAACATTCAATACCGTCTCCGATGATGCAACCGATACATAGAAAAAGCATGATACAACTGATAAATGCGAGTAAAAACAGTAGTTTGTCCATTTTTTAACACCTCTGGCATGATAAAAATGCCTCATATGGCAAAAAAAATTAGGGAGGTTAGTTGATCGCTTTTCTGAGGTTGAAGCGTTTGTTCAGACGGTCATTGAGAAGGGTCTGCTCCATCTGATGAACCATTCCCAACCATCTGGTTGTGAACACACCGACACCAATTATCAGCCACTCGTCATGGAAGCAGTCGATGGAAAACGGATCAAGGGTTTCTGTGTCCGGCAATCGCGTCAAAGACACACTGTAGCCAAGATCTTCTTCTGAGACTTGGTGCAGAAATGCCGAAGGATTTTCTAGCGCAACCCGCGTATTGATGTGGAAAAAACCAGCACCGATTGTCCATCCCGCACCCGCCTGTCGCCGAGCGAGAATGCAGAAATCACCACGGTCAGGAATTACGTCAGTGGCAAAAAGGATAATAGAGGAAAAAGGTATTGCTGGTTGGTGTTCTTCTGTTAGCAGTTGAATACCGAAAACGGGCAGACCGCTTGCCTCTGCCTTTAATATTGGAACAGGAATGGATGTTCCGGTGGACGGATTTGCAGTCCATTCGGAGATGATGTTTTCAACTGCTTCTGAAAATGGCCCTTTCTTATTTTTGACGCTTTTGTCTGGCAGGTATTTATTCAGATCCACAATATCTACCATCGGACAATCTCGTATGGTCTGACTGTCAGAATGCGCCACGCCTGCTGACAGGTCGCGGGAAAATTGAAGCACCGAGAGATCGTTTTCCCCCTGCGTGTAAATCGTAGGGGCTGATCGTCCCGTCAATAAATAATCCAGAGTTGTCCCGGTGACTTCTGCAAAGCGTGGCAGATTGTGTTTGGATATTTGCCCAAGCCTAGCCCAAGCGTGGATGACTTTTTCCGCAACGCCGACAGCTTCGGCAACCTCTCGCCGCGTCATATCCACATTTTCCAAGGCTTGGCGGATGCGTTCCGCCACATCCTCGTCGTTGACTTCAGTCTCAGATTGAATATTTGTTGGTTTTGTTTTCGGGGCCATGTCTTTTCCTCTGACTGAACCCGAAAAATACCCCTTCGGAATGCCTCTTGGCAAGTCGCTCATTGTCGATCTCCCCATGACCAATAAAACGATTACTAATGCTTAATGTGGATTATGCACATAAAAGTAAGGTTTAATCAACCCTATCTAAGAAAAATGTTTGCATTAGAAGGCAATATAGGGATAATAGCTTGCAAATGTAATTGATTTACTAACTTTTCAGGAACGGAAAAGAATGAAAATGCCCTGTCAGGAGGGCTAATTCCTGACTTCCTCCTTTCTCATTAGCCCCCTTCGGGGGGCGCTTTTTTAAGGAGGTTCCGAGAACTTCACGGCCATGACAACAACGGTTCGGATCGGGTGAAACAGCGGCAAGAATGGATTCGGGGCAGCCGCAAGGGGTTAACAGAATGCCAGACCTTCCCAAGGTGAGAAAAAAGATTCTGTCAGAGAACACCACTCCGCCAGTAAGCGACGACGGCTCCGGCTTTCATCCCCTGGCAGTCCAAATGGGAATTAAGTTTCTCAGGAGGAACTGCCAGATTGCTCAGACTCACCAGCTTTCATGACTAGCAACCATCAAAAGTTTCTAAGGGGTCTCAAGGAATCTAAAGAGTGGGTATGGAAGACAGCGGAGCTTCTGAATGACTGCGGTTATCCGGTAACCATAAACCCAACGACCTACGCAGAAACACACGCCGATTGGAAGGACCACGCAGACAACGGTGACCTCACGATTAACCAAACCATCGAGGTCAAGCACCGGACTCTGAACTTCACCTGCCGCGAGGATTATCCATACGCCACTGTTCTCATCTGCGCGGTTCACTCCCACAAAAACAAAAAACCCAGGCCGTGGGGTTATGTCCTTTGGAATCGTGACGGAACGCACATTGCCGTTATCAAAACGGACACAGAGAAAAGTTGGACGATCAAGCGGGTTACTGACCGACGCTTTGAAAACTACTCCCAAGACCAGTACCAATGCCCACTAGAAGTGGTCACCTTCCATGAAGCCAAACACGACAGATGAAGTCCTAAAAAAAATGCCTGCTTGGAAGTCCGAGACTTTCAACAGTCTCTGGGATGTCGGCTGGCGACGGAACTGCTCCAAGAAAGAGGCGGCCATTGTTTGGGAACGGGTGGCCGAGGATAAGGACATGGCCTGGATGATTGTGGGAAAGGCGCGGACGTACCGGAAAGGCATGGATGGCACTGCCTACCTGAAAGGTCTGGCTCCGTGGTTGAACGCTGCCGCATGGGAGAACGTGGCGGAGCCGAGGATAGACAAGGACGAGCAGGTCATCAGTGCCTTTTGCAAATGCGGAGCTGCATCCACCAGAAAGATTCCAGAGGTGATGTGTGACACCTGCTTTGCGGACAAACACTCCATGCAGTGGTGGGAAGGGGAAATGATTCCGTACAAGCAGGCACTGTTTAAGAACTTAAAAAAGATAGGGATGGACATCAGGGATGGCGAGACACGAGATGAATACTCGGCGCGTTGCCGAGAGAGGACGGGAAATTTTGTTCAAAAGCAGAAAGGCCAGGTGGCACTGGATAAAGGAAAAGGGATTTGAAGAGCACGTCCGACTCACGGCAGAAGTTTTCGGTGAAAACGGGAAGATCTCAACACCCCGATGCTACCAAGGAGTGCAACGCATGCGCCGAGGATAAGGAACTCCGTTTTTTTTATGTGGATCGTAAATCGCCAGACGGTCGCCAATCTATCTGCAAATCCTGTCGGTCAGGGAGACGTAAGAACGATATCGATTATTGCAAGGCAGTCAAAATTGTCCAACACATACCCTGCGAGGACGGCTGTTGGAACGCTACAAAGTGCGCCAGGGAAACGATGACCTGCGCGGCCTTCAGGAAGTGGGTAGAGACAGGCCGATTGAATAACCTTTCAAGGATTCCAGACCGTTACCTCTAGGAGGTGCTTATGGGTGAGAAAGAGTTGCGTGATGAGATTGCAAGGCTGCAAGAGCTTATCCAAACACTCTATGCCAGGATCAAAGAGCTAAAGGAGGCTGAGTGATGGCCGGATATTCCAAACAATGTTCCAAATGCAAACGGCAACTGCACCGAAAATTCTTTGACGGTTACAGGCCGCCTCCAGGCCAGCCACCTATCTGTAGCCATTGCAGGGAGGACAAGTCATCGACGCCTTAATGCTTATTTGTCTGGTCGCTGCGCTTCTAGTCTTTTTGTGAATGCGTCATCTTTCCCTGTTCACCGGAGTCGGTGGCGGCGATCTTGCTCATCAGCATCTGTTGGGTTGGCAGACAGTGGGGTATGTAGAGTTTGACAAGTTCTGTCAGCAAGTCCTCTCACAAAGGATCGAGGACGGGTTCTTGCAAGAAGCCCCAATCTTCGGAGATGTTGACGGTTTCATCGAGTCCGGTGCAGTTAAAAAATACAAGGGCTATATCGATGTGGTTACAGCAGGGTTTCCCTGCCAACCATTCAGCGTTGCAGGAAAGCAAGCGGGTGAAGAAGACCCGCGCAACAAGTGGCCGCAAACAATTAAATGTATACGCGATATACGACCAAGATATGCGCTCTTGGAAAACGTCCCAGGTTTGCTTGCTTCAGGGTACTTCCCCGAAATTCTCGGGTCGCTGGCCGAAGCAGGGATGGATGCGCGATGGATTGTGCTCGGAGCAGACGATGTGGGAGCGCCGCACAGAAGGAAAAGGCTCTGGATTCTGGCCGACTCCGAGAGCGCAAGACTCCAAACACGGGGCGGCGACAGAGTGGGAACTGACCACGGATCACGCAGGAACAAAGGACAGTCTGAGGGTGCATGTGGCGAAACGGGGGATGTGGCCGACTCCAACGCAGGACGTATCCAACCGGACAAAACGCTACGCGCAGGGGGGATTGCCTCTGACGATGGCAGTCAATTTGTGGCCGACGCCGACAGCGATGACGGGTGGACAGGGAGTGGCACCGTCGCACAAGGACGGGGGTCACGGTTGGAACATCGGAGCGGCAGTGCAGGACAGCTTATCGGGCGATCCGGTGAGGATGTGGCCGACTCTGAGAGCAAACAACGCAATGGCGGAGGACGTAAGCACCATTCGGGAGAGAGGAGTGGACAAGGGGAGATTGGAGGAGCGAGTGGCTCAACACAAGGAAGCCAAAGGTGGTGGCCAACTGAACCCCAACTGGGTCGAGTGGCTCATGGGGTGGCCAATCGGGTGGACAGACTTAAAGCCATTGGCAATGGACAGGTTTCACGAGTGGCTGCAGTCGCATGGCGCATATTGAATGACCCCAACCGCTAGATCCCTGAAGTTCTTGCGTGAGGAGGGCTACCTGCCTGCCGTTGTGGAGTCGTTTAATAGCTTCACCAAGCAGAGAAAAGACCTGTTTGGATTTATCGATATCTTAGCCATCAAGCAGGATGAGACGTTAGCCATTCAGGCAACCAGCCGCTCCAACATATCTTCACGCGTAAAGAAGATCGCAGAGTCTGAGCATGTCGGCGCAGTGAGGGAGGCCAACTGGCGCATAGAGGTCTGGGGATGGGGCAAGATCAACGGCAGGTGGCAGCTCAAGCGGGTGGACTGCTCGTGACATTCACCACCTTATCAGGCCGCACCGTCAATGTTGCCAGGACAGACGTGTTCAAAGTCAATCTGAATGACGCTGGCCTGCATACCGTCACGATCAAGGTCAACCTGGATGAAGCCACCAACCTGATGGAGCAACTGCTTGAGCCGGGAGAGATTGAAACTCTTGAGCCCAAAGACCTCGCGGCTTGAACGCGGTGCGTTCTCGGCGCAGGACGTGACCTGGGAGGATGTGGCAGGTGCCTTGTCCAAGGTCAGCCCGACGGCTAACCTGTTTGCCAGAATCTGTTATGTGGGTGACCGGACAAAGATCAGGCAGCTAGAGGCGCATCTGTTGAACAAGGTGCTTCATCACCCCGAGACGCAGGAGATGGTGGTAAAGGTCGGGACACTCCGGGCGTTAGTCCGTCTGTCGGTGGTGGAAGTGGCAGTTGGTCGGAACTTCCCCATTGTCGATAGTGATGCGCCGTTTGATAAAGTGCGCCTGCTCAAGCTGCCCAACGCCAAGGCGTTTTATCGTAAGTATTCTGTCCTCTCGATGTTCCTCAGAGACCAGCTCTCAAAGATGGATGAAGAGGTTGGAAAGGCCCTGCGACGGGACATATTTGTCCCACCTATGGTATAGTATATGTACATTAGAAGAAGTACGTTCCGACCGGCCCCGAGCCGGTTTTTTTGTGCGCGTTTACGACCCAATTACTGAAACCTACATAGATGACATCGACATAGAAGAAGTTGAAGCCATGGGCTACCGCCGACATCTCGCCGACACTTCTGACGATGAATGGAGAGAGGTAGAGTGTGCTACGGATAGAGAGCGTAGAAGACTGAATAAGGCGCACGGAACACAGCATTGGAAGTTTATGCAGTAATCATGGCCAGAGTACCTGATAGGCCAGAGAACACAACAGAATCTAACAACAAGGAGAGTTAAGCAGTCGCGTCCGCTGGAATGGTGTCCTCCACACCTAGCCCAGGAAACACCGCTGTACACAACTCCCCTAAAAACCGGGCGCGACACCTTACATATGAGTCATCTGACAGAGATTAACCAAGGATATTGGAAGCATTGGGCCAGAGCACACGGATACGCAGCACAACTAGCGGTCGCAGCCATTCTCGCGGTCGTACATGCTTGGATACCATACCTCTTCCCAAACACAGTAAGCAGAGTAATAGACAACATAAACGAGACTCTGAGATGTTAAGCCAAGCAATACAGGATCTAACAGTCCGTTCCTAGCTCCTCCATTATCGTAGACATGTATGAAGAGTGCGAAATGTGCGGTAAGGAATCCCTCTTTGGGAATGTTTGTGACGATTGTTGTCAGGGGATAGCATGGGACATGGGACTCTCAGACACGGTGTCCAAAGAGTATCTGGAGCGGGAAGACCCTTAACCACATAAGTCATTACTGGAAACACTAGGATGTAAGGTCTAGGATGTAAGGTTGGGATGTAGGCTTTAGGATGTAATGGTTGATAGATATCTTTTAGCCCCCACCCACACGGGTTCCCCGGTTCCGGTTGGTTTGCGCTGAACTGTTCAGTAACCAGTTCCAAACCTGCCCACCAGAAATGCCCTAGCCCTGGGGAATTCCCAACAGAATCAGCCACATAGGGGCGAGAGCGTGACCCTGCACGGGTTCAGGCCCCCAGTAATTGGCGTAAACAGGCCGCTGCAGACCCCCCCCGGCCCCCTTTTTATTTTTTCAATGTCATTGATATCCATCCCAAAATCACATCCCAGAATTCCACATCCATAAGCAATAACTGATGGACTTCCAGATGTTGGACCAATACGTTCACGAGGTTTGTAAGCAAACCAAGTGTTTCATGGGGGGAAGAGGAGAGTGGATCGTATATCTGGATGGAGTGATTTACGCAAAAGTAATCCCAGAAAATGCCCTTCAAAAGCAAGAAACAAAGAGCCTACCTGGCGATAAACGAGCCCAAGATATACAAAAAGTGGAAGAAAAAGTACGGGATCAAGAGACCTAAACAGGTTAGAAAAGCGTGAACTATTGGGATGATGTAGGGTTTCCGTATCCTCAGAGTGATCGCTGGAAAACCCCGTATGGTGTAAGGGGGGCAAAGCGGTTTGTCGCTCAAGAGGGGCAGGGGTTATTACGTTCTCCAGACCGTCGCGGACAGCAGTTAGCAGCGGAACAGGCCAGAAGAACATACCAGGGCTTGCTAGCGAGAGATATGATCGGGATAGAGCCCTATGCCTTATGGGCTGGTCGTGCGACGCAAGACCCGGACGTAGGCTTCCAGCTAGCGCCGATGGATGTAGTCCCTGCGGGAGCTATCGGCAAGGGGTTAGCCGGACTCATCGCCGCAGGTACAGGGGGATTGTTAGCAAGGCAGCTTATGAAGCAGCCCGTCAACCGCTCCAGTGTGAGCATGATGGGCTACCACGGTGGTCCTACAAAGTGGGCACCGGAACCAGATGCACCACTAGGCCGTCCGAGACTAGAGAAGGTGGGGACGGGTGAAGGCGCACAAGTTTACGGGCATGGTTTCTATGTTGCGGAGAATCCTAAAGTAGCGGGGGAGTACAAGGTAGATTTAAGTCGTGGATTGCCTACTGTCGAGTACAAGGGAAAGCTCCTCCCAGCAAGTACGGGGTTGTATCAAGGTTTGGAGTTTGAAGACAAGGCCGCCAGAACTTTGGCTCTTTGGGTGCGTGGTGGTGGTTCTGTAGAGCAGTGGAAGCGTATAGAGATCGAGCGGCTTCTTGCGTCCAATGCTAGACATGCGGGTGATGATGAGCTTGAGCGGCTAATCGTCGCCGCCAACAATAGCGAAATTGCGGCAATAAAGGCGGTTGATCCATCCCAGATAAAGCACGTTGAACCCGGCCACCTCTACAAGATGGACGTGCCGGACGCTGACGTGGCAAAGATGCTGGACTACGATGCGCCGCTGAGTCAGCAACCTGTTGGCGTATTAAGAATACTGGAAGAATCTGGAGTTATTGACGCATTACGCAATAAATCAAATACTGCTAGAGCAAGCATCGATGCAAAGTTGAAAGCCGCAGGCAAGCCACCACAACGATGGTCTAAGCAAGTGGAAGACTTTGAAGGTCGTGCCGCTTATGAGCAACTATCTGTGATGTTGGGTGGTGATAAAGCCACATCAGAATACCTCGCCTCCAAAGGAATCCCCGGTCTGAAATATCTGGACCAGGGTTCTCGTCCCTTTCTAGGTGTAACACCTAAAACGCACCATATAGGTAGAGATGTCTCGGGTCGATGGGGTTTTTACGGTAATGAAAGCGGTTATTTTGATGCTGATCTTCCATTATTCAGTAAAGAAGCCGATGCGGCGGCATGGTTGAGGGGTGAAAGAGGCACCCGCAACATGGTCATCTGGGATGATGACTTGTTAAAACGGATAAAGGTTTTGGAGCGGGATGGGGTTAAACCTGAGATCGTGCCAGGTGTCCCGCGAGGCCAGGAGATGGTTGTCACGCATAACCTAACCCCCGAAAACCTTGCTCATGCAGAGCGCATGGGTGGAATACCAATGCCAAGTTTAGGTGTTGCTAAAACAGGGCGACCGATAGAGGGGTACGGGGATATCGTGTTAATCGGGGACAAGCAGATGGCAAAGTCCAGTGCTAGGAATCCTGTGGCCCCTGCTGACTCTTACACGGTGAGGTATCCAAAGGTTCTGCAAGATATCAATAAGGACTCAAGAGCGGATGCTTTGGAGCTTTTTACAGCGCCAATAAGGGAAATCGATCCCAAGTTGGCGGATGAGGTGTTATCTAAGCCTTGGCGACTGTATGACGAGCTAGGTGAGCTAAGACATTACTGGCCTGCCCGAGCGTTATACCTAAAAGACATCGGGCGTGAGGATGTATTACGGAAGGCGTTAAAGCGGTATCAAAAAGAAAAAGAATCCATGAGTCGTGTGGGACGGGATCGCGGGTATGTTCTTGATCAGGAAATATCCGATGCGGGTCTTGATCAAGGTTGGTACAGCTACTCAGAAAATCTAGTAGATCGTCTGCGCCAATCGGGTGTGCGTATAGATGAGAGAATTTTCAAGGGTTTTACTCCGGCAGGTAATAGACGTTACGCGGCCCACACGCTTGATAACGTGATGAAGGAGATGCGTTGGGAGGCAAGAGATGCGTATCACGGTGCAAGTATTTATGGGATGGGTGCAATAAGGGCAAGGCTTGCCCCTCGGTTTAAGAACCTTAAAGCAGTTGTTGAGGCCCGTGGCAGGTTGGTTGGTGATGATGAGTTTAAGAAGGCAAAAGAAGAAATTGAAACCGCATTTATTAAACTTTCTGAAAAACTGGCAAAACACCGCAAAGGTTACGATCCTAAAGATTTCGGAATGCTTGACCGTGTTGGCGAGGATTTAATCGACTACTCAAGACGAGGTAGGCGGGGATTGGATGATTTCTATGATGATGTCCCTGAAGCCTTGTTGAAAGAGATGGATGAACTTGTAACGGCAATCAAGAAAATGCCGACTGAGTATTTTGAGATAAAACCTAATCGCGTTGTTCAGGTGGATGAATTCAGCGGTGCGCTTGTGCCTGATGATGTAAGTGAAGATGTTATTGCGCGGCTTAATCGCATGGGCGTTAATAGAATCGAGAAATACTCTAGGCCAAGCATGACAAGTAAAAGCGGAAAGTCCAAAGCTCTGGATAAGTTTCAAGATATGATGTTTGGTGTTGCACCTTTGGGGTTAATTGGTTTGGAAGAAGATAGGGAAGGTTTGTTGAGATGAAAACAGAAATGCAGGCCCAATTTGTGGAGTTTTTCTGCCTAACAGGCAATGCCACAAAATCGGCCACAATGGCGGGTTATTCCGAAAAAACAGCCTACGTTAAAGGCTGCCAGCTAAAGAAGCAGTTTGCCCGTGAAATCGCGGAGCAGACTCAGCAGATGATCGTCGACTCTATCCCAGGAGCTCTATCCCAGCTTAAAAACCTAGCGGAATCGGCACAATCAGAAAGTGTCCGGTTAGGAGCGGTCAAGGACATTCTGGACAGGGCAGGTCTGAAACCTGTGGACCGTGTAGAACAAACCAACATAGAGGCGCAGTCTACGGATGAGCTGAGACGGGAGTTGGAGTTGCTGATGGGGGTAGAGGAGATAGAGGCCCCTGGGACGCTCAACTGAACCAAAAAGAACTCGCCAGAACCGTTGAACTTGTAAAGGAGATTAAAAAGCGGGAGCGATTCAACAAGATCGACCTGTTTGACCCCTATCCTTTTCAGGCGCGTTTCTTTGAAACAGGCGCACACGCTTATCAACGGTTGTTGATGTGTGGCAACCGTTGTGGAAAAACAGCCTCTGGCGCAACGGAGATGGCCTACCACCTCACTGGCCTATATCCCAAATACTGGAAAGGCCGACGGTGGAGGAATCCGATAGCTGCCTGGGCAGGGGGTGCGAGTAATGAAACGACGAGGGACATCGTACAAGCAGAGCTGTTAGGCAATCCTGACGATTATGACGCCTGGGGTAGTGGGATGATTCCCAAGCATCTCATCATCTCATCCGAACGTAAGCCCGGTATTCCCAACGCCAAGTCTGTTGCGGTGATAAAGCATGTTTCCGGGGGGAACAGCACGGTCCACTTTAAGGCGTATGAACAAGGCCCAGAGAAATGGATGGGCCGCTCTGTGGACGTTGTTTGGTTGGATGAAGAACCGCCGAGGGATATTTATTCCCAAGCCGTTACAAGAACCCTTTCTACAAAAGGCATGGTTTATATGACTTTTACCCCGGAAGCTGGGATGACGGAAACGGTTGCGGCCTTTATGAATGACTTAAAGCCGGGGCAGAGTTTAAGCACGGCCAGTTGGGATG